ATTTTATATTATTTTATATTTTTTTATTTTTATATTATATTTTATATTATATTTTATATTATATTTTATATTATATTTTATATTCTTTCATTAATTTATAATGTCATTACAAGTATTAAAAAAAAAATCAAATAGATATATTGAAAAAGTTTCTGGTAAAGGTAATAATGGATTTTCTATTAATGGTGGTTATAGAAATATAGGTTATGTTGGTAAAACCAACCTTGGTAAAAAATATTGTTGTACTAATAATAATAATAATATTATTAAACCATCTACAAAGAATACAAAAGGATACTTATACTCTGTCGTTAAACATCCTACATCAGTTTATAATAATAATTGTTCTTATAGTAATAATATAAATTTTCAAGATAAAACTCATTATAATTATTCACAAGATAGATACATTACTGATAAATCAGTAAATAATTCGAAATGTGTTTATAATAATACTAATAATGGTATTGCTAATAGTGGTATTAGTAATTGTTGTAATCGTAATTTTATAGGACATAATAATAAAAAAACATCTAATTATTTTAAAGATTTAAATACAAATACTTCTTCTGAATATATAAAGTTTTGTTATAATTAATTATTTATATTAATATTTAACATACGACGACCTAATGAATAATGTTTTATATTATAATCACAAGGTTTACAAATTATTATTTTATTTTCACAACTATAAATTATTTTTTTAATTTTTAGTTTTCTTATAATATTTATACAATCCATACAAGGTCCTGATTCTTTATATTCACCACTTTTACCCATACGAACGATATATAATGTTGTTTTTTTGAATATTTTTTCAATAGCACTATTTTTAAACTTTTGATTTGTTCGCGACTTTTGATTTGTTCGCGACTTTTGATTTGTTCGCGACTTTTGATATATTATATATATTAGAATGTGAATAATTATATTTCATATATATATTACGTAATGTAGCAATTTCAGCATGACAAGTATAAGTGTTTTTAATAAAACCATCATTTGATGATGTTCTATAATTATTATATCCTTTTGCAATTACACGACCATTTACTGTAGCAACACATCCATGTTTCATTAATACAGGCGATTTTAAAGATTCGTCTCTGGCAATATTCAAGTATTTCAAATTTTTATTACTTAATGTATCCATTTTGTTTATTTGTTTATTTGTTTATTTGTTTATTTGTAGTGTTTTAACATTAATTTATTAATTATTCAATTTTATTATTAATTTAAAGATATATACTTTATTTTATTAATAATTAATAAATAAATTATGAATCCTTATTACTTACTTAATCTTTTTATCGATACAAATGACGAAACCCTTAAAAAGTTATATAATAATTATATAAATAAACATAATAATAATGTTATGAATTATATTCATGGTGATAATAATTATTGTTTTGACGCAGGTGTAGATTTATTCTCACCTATGAATATTTTATTTAAAGAAAAGTCATCTCATTTAATTAATCATTATATAAAATGTAATATGTTATTTATAAAAAATGAAGAATCACAATTTGTTGGATATCACTTATATCCTAGATCAAGTACAGGTTCTAAAACACCATTACGTCTATCTAATTCTGTTGGTATAATTGATTCAGGATACAGAGGACATATTATGACTTCCTTTGATAATTTTACTAATAATGAATACAACGTTGAAATGTATGATAGATTGGTACAGATTTGTCCACCTAATATGACATATCCTATTATTATTAATATTGTTTTTAACGAAGAAATATTGGGCAATTCTGTTAGAGGAACCGGTGGGTTTGGATCAACAGGTAAATAAATTAATATTTATTTATAAAATAATATTATAATGGTTAATAATATTTGTTTAAATGTTAACGATATATCTTTAAACGATATATCTTTAAACGATATATCTTTAAACGATATATCTTTAAACGATAATAATAATTTTATTGATTTGAAAGGATATTATCAAAATACTAATTTTGATAATGATTTTCATTTTGGTAGCGAACCAAGTGATACTGATGATGACAATTTATATAATAATGAAAATAATACAGATATTGATAAAATAAAATATAATAAATTATCTTATATTAATGTTAGAAATCAAATTAATCAATCATATCAACAAGATACTATACATAGATATTCATCCGCTCTTGATATATTAGCAAGTTATCTTAAAGGTCAAAAAATTATATATATGGAATCCAGAAATTATACTATCACTATGCTTAATAGATTAATGCTTCCTGCTATATTTTTATCTGCGTTATCATCTGTTATACAAAAACCTATTAGTGGAAATTTTTATGGTGATATTATTTTAACATCTGTATCTGCTTTTGTTGCTTTTTTATTATCTATAATTAATTATCTTAAATTAGATGCTGCTTCTGAAGCTCATAAAATATCATCACATAAATATGATAAATTACAATCATATATTGAATTTCAATCAGGACAAGTTTTACTATTTAGCAATCCATTACTAAATAATGAAAATATGACACAATATTGGCATAACCAAAAAAAAATTATTATATGTGCTCATAATAATAATAATAATACTAATAATACTAAAAATATTAATGAAACTATTTCACAAAAACAGACTGATATTAATAATGAAAAAAAAAAAGCAGAAACAGAACTTATTAATAGAATGAAGCAAAATATTAAAAGCATCGAAGAAAAAATTGGGGAGATTAAAGAATCTAATCAATTTATTATTCCTAGAAAGATTAGATATAAATATCCTATTATATACAATACTAATATTTTTTCTGTTATTAAAAAAATTGATGATTACAAATCTAAGACCATTATTAATATAAAAAATATAAAAAATGAAATAAGATTTATTAATGTTATACAAAAAAAGAAAAATTATAAAATAGATAAAATATTAAATATTAAACTTCGTAAACTTATACAAAAAAAGAAAAAAAACATTTATACTATACTATTTTTAAATACAGCATTCTCAATGATTGATAAAATGTTTCAACAAGAAATTCTTAATGCTGAAATTAAATCTAAAAAAAAAATATATTTTATCATTAATAAATTTATTACTTGTATATTTCCTAATAGTAAAATGTGTATTCCAAATAATTATATTAAACCTGATAAATGTTGTGGTAAATTATTTTACGATATTATTAATGGTGATATTGATGATATTGATGATATTGATGATATTGATGATATTGATGTGTCGGAAGACACGTTTCATTTATATAAAAATAATGACTTATCAATTTTATAATTTTATTATTTTATAATTTTATAATTTTATAATTTTATAATTTTATAATTTTATTTATTTATAAAATTGAAATACTTAATCTTAAATTAATTAATAATACCCAAAAAAAAACTGAAGTTATAACAAAACAAACTCAAATGTCTAACTATTCCAATAAAACAACAAACAAAAAATTCTGCAAGATTTGCTATGATTCTGGTAAATCTGAATCTGAATATTCATCACATTGGTTAAGAGAAAGCGTTGATCGTAATAGTCATGTTACTTGCCCTTATTTATTAAATATTTCATGTAATTATTGTAAAAATAAAGGACATACTATCAAATTTTGTCCTATATTAATTATAAAAAATAATAATATTAATGTTATTGAAAAGAAGAAAACTAAATATGTGAAGGTTATTGAAAAGAAAACTAAATATGTGAAGGTTATTGAAATTGAAAAGAAAAATATGTTTAATGTTTTATGTGAAAGTGAAAGTGAAAGTGAAAGTGAAAATGAAAATGAAAATGAAAATGAAAATGTAAATGAACATGTAAATGAAAATGTAAATGAAAATGTAAATGAAAATGTAAATGAAAATGTAAATGAAAATGTAAATGAACATGAACGAAGCTGGGTTAATATTATTAAAAAAAAGGTTGATTTAAGAAAACAACCTATTAAACCTTCATTAAAAAAATCTATTAAATATTATGATGATTGTTCTTCCGAAATAGACGATAACTTTTTCAAAATGGATTTATCTAGCATGTCATGGGCTGATATAGTTGATCTAGAAATGGGAGAATAATAAAAACATTATAAAAATATTATAAAAATATTATAAAAATATTATAAAAACATTATAAAAATATTATAAAAACATTATAAAAACATTATAAAAACATTATAAAAACATTATAAAAACATTATAAAAACATTATAAAAACATTATAAAAATATTATAAAAATATTATAAAAATATTATAAAAACATTATAAAAATATTATAAATATTATAAAAATAGTTGTTTTTTTTTATTTAAAGAGAATTTAATGTATTATTATAATATGAGAATTGAACATGATACGAAGTATGACTTTTGTGATGTTCTTATTAAACCTAGAATATCTAATTTATATTCAAGAAATCAAATAGACCTAGTAAGAAATATTTATTTTCCTAATAGTAAAGTATCATGGTCTGGTATTCCTATAATTGCTTCTAATATGGATACAATAGGAACATATGAAGTATATAAAGTTCTTAGTAAACATAAAATGGTTACTGCGTTTCATAAATTTTATAATGTGGATGATTACCTCAATATGGAAGACTTAGATTCTAATTATTTTATGGTTTCAACAGGTATTAACAATGATGATTTTAATAAATTAACAGATATTATAAATAAAATAGAAGTTAAATTTATCTGTATAGATGTTGCGAATGGTTATATGAATAACCTTGTTAAGTTTTGTAGAAGAGTTCGTGAATTGTATCCAAATAAAGTAATTATTGCTGGTAATGTTGTTTGTGGTGATATTACAAATAAATTAATTAATGAAGGAAGTGTTGATATAGTTAAAGTTGGTATAGGTCCTGGAAGTGCTTGTACTACTCGTATTAAGACAGGTGTTGGTATGCCTCAATTATCTGCAATTGACGATTGTTCAAAAGCGGCACATCTTCATAATAAATTTGTGATAGCAGATGGTGGCATTACATGTCCGGGTGATCTAGGTAAAGCATTTGGAGCAGGTGCTGATTTTGTAATGATGGGAGGTATATTTTCTGGACATGATGAGAACCCAGGTGAAATAATAGAAGAGGATGGTAATAAATATAAATTGTTTTATGGTATGAGTAGTTCAAAAGCAATGATGAAACATTATGGAAAAATTAATAATTATAGGACTTCTGAGGGTAGAGTACTAAAAGTTAAATATAAAGGTAGTTTGGATAATACGATTCGTGATTATTTGGGTGGATTACGAAGCACTGGAACTTATATAGGATGCGATTCTATTGAATATTTTAAGTTATGTTGTAATTTTGTAAAAGTAAATAAACAATATAATAATATGTTATGTTAATATGTTATGTTAATATGTTATGTTAATATAAAAATTTTTTTATATTAAAAAGGTTGTAGTATAACATTGTCTATATATTTAAAATTGAATAACTTTAAAATTGAATAACTTTAAAATTGTATTTAATATCAAATATTCTTTATTAATTATAATTTTAAAGTTATTCATATAAAATATTATTATATTATAAAAAATATAATAATATTTTACTTTGTAAGGTCTTACCGGGATTTGAACCCGGATTACAGGATTCAAAGTCCTATGTGATAACCAATTACACTATAAGACCTTTTAAATACCCACGACGGGACTCGAACCCGCAATCTCAAGATTAGAAGTCTTGCGCCCTATCCAATTAGGCTACGCGGGCTTATTCATAAGTATTTTAATATAATATATTTAAAAAATATTATATTTCGCTCCGAACAGGGGTCGAACCTGTGACCTTGCGGTTAACAGCCGCACGCTCTAACCAACTGAGCTACCGGAGCATTTGATATTATATTATATTTCGCTCCGAACAGGGGTCGAACCTGTGACCTTGCGGTTAACAGCCGCACGCTCTAACCAACTGAGCTACCGGAGCATATAATATATTATAATATAATATATATTCTTTAAATACATTTTTATTATAATATATATTCTTTACAAATTATTATACCATAATCTAACACCATTTATACTGGATATTATTATTTCACTTACTATTATATTTATATAATTTTGTTTGTCTTCTTTATTCGTAAAATTTTCTATATTCATCAATACATCGTCCAGTTTATTATATACTATATAATGAGTTAATAAAGATGTATGTATTTCTGTTACTACATCATCTGATATATCTAAATTTGATGAAAACCTTGTTTTATTTATTGGTTTTGAATATTCTCTTCTACATAAAGGACATTTATTACTTACACGTGAATGTAATACAAAACAATTAACACAATATTTATGATTACATTTGAGTTTAACATTTTCTTCTTTAATTTCTTCCAAACAAATTGCACATTTATCATTATTCATTATTTATTATTATTAACTTATTATTATTAACTTATTATTATTAACTTATTATTATTATAAGTATTCGAATAAGTTTAATATAAAAAATACAATACGAAATATATTGTATTTTTTTAATTGCTCCATGTGAGGTTTGAACTCACGACCTTTGCGTTATAAGCACAACGCTCTAACCAACTGAGCTAATGGAGCATATTGATAAGGTAAATTATATGCATGCTGTGGGGTTCGAACCCACGAGTATATTATACATTGGTTCTTAAGACCAACCCCTTAGACCAACTCGGGCAAACATGCCATACTCCGAAAAACCGGAATCGAACCAGTGACCAATTGATTACCACATGGTAATTTATACCTCTACAGTCAACCGCTCTACCAACTGAGCTATTTTCGGATTTATTCACCTTATAATATATACCTTATATATTTCTTTAAATTATTTTTATATAATATATATATTATATATATATATACGTTCTTATATTATTAACTTATTATTTATTTCATCCATATTTTATATTTTGATATTATAACAATATAATCATACAATATAATCATACAATATAATCATACAATATAATCATACAATATAATCATACAATATATAATTTACTAGGTTTAAATATTCTAATAATAATAATTTATTATTTAATTATTCTTTTATAATATATTATTTTATTATCTTTATATTTTTTATTAAAATAACGAAAGTCCTTTATAATATTTTGAGGTTATTCGAATTTCCTCTATATTGTATCTCTTTCTTTTGTATGACATAAATGGATATATAAATTTATCTATGTATTTTGATTTCGTTTGATTTTCGTATTTATTTATTAATAATATTATTTTATTTATATTTTTTATTTGTTTTGTTAATATTATATATTTTTTTAAATTATTAAAACTTTTTAAATTCGTATAGTCCAACATTATTGAAAATAATTTATATTTTTTTAATATTTCATTATTTTCTTCTATATGTTTTTTTAAATTTTTAATATTTCTATATTTTAAAATATAAAACCCCCAAGGTGTTAACACCTCATTATAATCTACAGATGTTTCATTATATTCATCATCAAATTTATATCCCATCACTCTTTTTATAAAAGTTTTTTTTCCAACATTCGCTTCACCAACAATTATAATATTTTGACGTTCCATTTTTACATTCGTTTACATTTTTATTACATATATTTTTTTCATTTAAATTCAATTTTTCATTTCATTTTAAATTATTAAAAATGAAATACTTGAAACACAGCAACTTAATTCCTGTTTCATATTTATACTTTTGTAATATATTATTTTTAAAATATTATATTGTATATGACAAATTAATACACCTATTCCATATCCTAATCCTGTTAACATATAACTATAAATCTGTTGGTGAACCAATATTATCAGATATTATTGAGAAACACATCGCCAACACATTCCTATTGGAATTATTATTGATACTACTATTTATAATTTTATTCATAATTTTATTCATAATTTTATTCATAATTTTATTCATAATTTTATGAATAATAAAATAGTAATAAATATAAAATTGAATTCATAATTATTACTATTTTATTATATAAATAATTATGAATTCAATTTTTTTAAACTTGGATTATACGGATGATAATAGAATTACTTGTATATCTGCGATTTCTTTCAATTATGATTTAAATTCTATAAACGATATTAACAATAATAATATTTATTTTATTAGGTATATTAATAATCCTATTAGTAATATTACTAATATTAGATGTAAAGAAAATCAAGAACAATTTTCATTATCACCTATAAATTCTCCTATTATGAAATGGTGGAATAATAATAATAATAATGTTAAAAACAAATTCTTAACAACTGAAAATAATAGAAATTATAATAATATATATGATTCGTTAACTAAATTTATTGAGTTATATAATAATAAAAAATATACTTATATATGGACTGATGATTATTATAAAATTGTTTTATTTAAAAATTTATTAATTAAATATAATATTAATATTACATTTAAATATAGAGATTTTTCGACATTCGATGATTTTAATAATATAATTATTAACAATGATATATATATTAAAACAAATATTGATATGATGAATGATGAATATTATTTTAATTATATTCGTGATAAAATTAATAAAATTATTAATTTTAAACTTCATTAAGTTATTTTAATTATATTGACATTGATATGTTAATATATTTAAAGACTTTATAAACTTAAGTATTTGGATAATGGTATACATAAAGCGTGTAATTTTTTGGTGAATAATGTTAATGTATATGATGTGATTATTTTTTGTATTCATTAAAATATATAGTATCCTTTGTTTGTATATACTATATCACCTAACTTAACTATTCTATAGTATAATATTATTTTATACTAGGAAATCGGTGATATAATAGAAAACCGGTTATAATATAAAATATTATTATACTAGGAATATAGTATTACAAAATATGTATTATCTGTAAAAAAAATGTTTTTTATTTTTTGTTTTTTTTTTGTTTTTTTGTTTTTGGTTTTATTTTTATTTTTATTTTTATTTTTATTTTTTATTTTTATTTTTTGGTTTTATTTTTATTTTTTATTTTTATTTTTTATTTTTATTTTTATTTTTATTTTTGTTTTTGTTTTTCTTTTTGGTTTTGTTTTTGGTTTTGTTTTTGGTTTTTATTTATTTAATTAAATTCACCACGGCACATAGGGCATTTATTAGAATTATTATAGTGTGTTAATATACACTTTACACAAAACAAGTGTCCGCAATTTAATACAATTTTGGATTTCCCAACGGTTTCGTAGCATACCGGACATTCGTCGCATACGCAATTATCCTTAGAACAATTGTTATGAATACAATTCATGCGTTTTTTTGTTTCAAGTTCTTTTTCATATTCCAACGCTTTGGTTTCTTCTTCTATACGAAGTCTTTCCAATTCATTATCACGATTGATAGAAAGCCTTTCATTAATTATGTTGCGACCTGCGATTGTCCTCGCATAAGCAATATCGATGATTTCATCATAATACATGCGTTCTTCAACACGCGCGCGTATAGCGATTTGTCTTCTCTCTCTTTTAATATTAGAAATAATATTTTTCAAATTGTATAATGTATTATTTTCAAGTCCATCAACACTAAAACCAAGTTCGACTAACTTACTGAGTAGAACATCGCGTTTAAGTTGAATTTTATGTTTATACAAAATACTTTTCAACTTGGTAATTGAAATATTAATTGAACGATTAAATACAAAACTACTCATGTCAACGTGTAGTTCAGTTAAATTATTCAATAACAAATTCAATGTATCCATCTTATCTCCAGGAATACTATAAATCCTATAGAAATCATAAGCATAATCAATTAGATTATTATCATTAAATGTCATAATGGTCGCCATAATTGAATTGGTTGGTATTCTTATGCTACTTCTGTTGTTTATTACTACTTATACAATTTATATTTAAATTTTTCAATTTTTCGTTAAGAGTGCCCTGAAACTATATCCACATTTTTTTAAAATCAAAATTTAAAAATATAATATAATTAATGTAATGTACAATGATGACTCTATATGAATTCGCCACTCATAACTCATAAGATACCAGTTCCACATATAGATCATTACAGAAGAACACCTCAAATAATGACACATTATCTGATTTGATCACACAAATATAATAGTAATATACTAATTAATAAAACATTATATTTATTTTATTAGTAATCATCATCATTATATATACCACACATATAACAATTAAAACTACCTCCAAAATAATTACAATAGCTACATATATCTGAAATCTTATGACATGTATTACAAAGATGTAAAGGATAATTATCAACAGGCATTTTTAAATGTTTAAAAGATTCATAATTTTCAATTTGAATATTAAAGAAACCGTTATCATAATCATCATTTATAGGATGTGTACCACATATTAAACAACCTCCCTTAAGTTTGATCTGTTCTATACAATATTTACTACATAATAAGAATTTTTTACCTGAATTAAAAATGTATGCGTTTACAATATTTTTTTGACAATTATCACATTTATTATGATAAGATATTGTTTCTTTTTGTTTTTTTTGTTTTTTATAGTAATTAAAATGATAATAAGAAGTAATAATATTATGTTGAATGTTTTCGCTTTCAATCTTACTTTCAATAGTTATACCATCAAGAAGAACATTCGCCCATGTATCCTTATTAGTTTTATATGCGATGTTTCCATTATCTAAATACTTAAATTTATTTGAGTCTTTAAAATAATTATCAGTCGTTTTAGTTGACGCACTCCATGATGACATGATGATGGTTAAAAATTATTATAAAATGAATTAATATGTGTTGTTTATACAATTAAAAAATACATATTTTCAATTTTTTATTTATTACATACATATTTATTATTTTTTATTTATTAAAATAACATTTTTCTTACATCAATACATATATTTCCTAATAAATTATTACCAATTAATACTATTTTTTTATCAGACATGATCGTTTTATCTTTGTTATATTTATAATTATAATAAAAATAAAAAAAACGATAATGTTTTATTTTTATTTTTATTTTTATTTTTATGTATTTTTATTTTTATTTTTATGTATTTTTATTTTTATTTTTATTTTTATTTTTATGTATTTTTATTTTTATTTTTATTTTTATTTTTATGTATTTTTATTTTTATTTTTATTTTTATTTTTATTTTTATTTTTATTTTTATTTTTTATTTAATCAAAATCGCTTGATTGAATGATATGAGTGCTTGAATATTCATTATTATATAAATGTTCGTCATCCTGGTATGAAGACTCAAACTCATTATCATCATGGTATGAAAACTCAAACTCATTATCATCCTGATGTAAACGATCATGTTTGTATTCATACTCATCGTGTGTGTCAACGAGTAGTTCGTCATAATTTTCATTTAATACAAATTCGGCAATATCGTAAGCGATTAATTGAAGTTGTTTTTCTTCTATTGAATGAGTATCCATTTCAATATTGTTTTTTTTATTTTTGATATAAGTCATTGCATCATTAATAATATTATATGGTTCGTCGTATTTACTGAATGTTAAAACATCATACTCGTCATTAAACAAGAATTCACCAAAAGTGTCAATATAATATTGAATGTTGATTGTGTTATCATTATAATACCATAACAGCGTAAGTTCAGCGTTATTTACATATTTTTTTTGAGGACGATCAAAGAAACCAAAATATTTAATATTGGTTAAAATTCCAATTTGATTTTCTTGTAAAATTTCTTTGATAACATTAAAATTATTATAAGGGTTTTTAATATCCTTAATAATGATTTTCATATTATTATCAAAAGAGTTGTAGTTGCGTGTAAAGAACATTTTCTTGTTATACTGTTGAAATTGTTTGTCTTCCGTTTTGTTGGGTGCTTTTAAAAAGATAAAAATAAATATTTTCAATTTTTTAAAATTACAACCATTTTTATGTTTTACATATTTTTTAATTTGTGTATAATGAATATAAAAATTTACATATTAACTATTAACTATTATCTATTAACTATTAACTATTAACTATTAACTATGAACTATTAATAGTTACTATATAGATTATGTGTATATAAAATAAAAAATAAAAATAAAAATATAACTTTTTACTTTTTATTTTTTATTTTTTATTTTTTATTTTTTATTTTTTATTTTTTATTTTTTATTTTTATTTTTATTTTTATTTTTATTTTTATTTTTATAATATTTTTATAATATTTTTATTAATATCCAATAGTCATGATGTCTGTCATATCACACATCTTGAGAACATCGTAAAATTCTCTTCTTGTGAAATCACTTCTTTTATTTTGAATATATGAAAGTATAAAATACTTGGTATATGGTTGAGTTTGGTTAGAAGCAGCAAGAATGAAGTAATCTGGGTATGGATAATGAACATAGTAGAATCTTCTAATAGCGTTCAATCCAAATCCAAGTATTTCTTCTTCTGAAGTAGCGTTTTCAAAATCATACACAGATAACGCACGATGTTTTCTCCAAGCGTGTTGGATTTTAGATGCGTAATAGTTTTTATTATTATTCATAACAATATTGAATGTTTTTGAAACCATATGATGACTTTTATTATAGGGTAGGAATTCAGCGATCACGTATTCAGTCCATTCCTGCATAACAAAGGTGTTTTCAATAATAGAACTCATGATTTTAAAATATTTGCTTTATAATTATGTCTTCCGTTTTGTTGGGTACTTACAAAAACAAAAAAAAAATATTTTCAATTTTTTTAAATTTCAAGGTATTTTATACTTCACATATTTTGTTATATTAATAACTATAATAATTTAATTATTGTTTATTGTTTATTGTTTATTGTTTATTGTTTATTGTTTATTGTTTATTGTTTATTGTTTATTGTTTATTGTTTATTGTTTATTGTTTATTGTTTATTGTTTATTGTTTATTTAATATAAAGTTTATAGAATAATGATGAATGATATGATTGTAATAACACAAATAATACCAGTTAATGTCATACCAATACCATCAATAATTTTATTAACGTATTTACCACGTTTTTCAATTCGTTCATATTGTTCTTTATTCTGCATAATGTATTCGTCTGTAATGAATTCATCTTCAAATTCACGATAAATATTTTTCTTATTCATAGAAATATTGAATAGATCCTTAAAGAATTTCATAGTTGTAAGTTGCTTTGGTTTGATTGTTTGACTTCTGTTTTGTTGGGTACTTACAAAGATAAAAACAAATATTTTTCAATTTTATAATGTTTTAAAAATCCAAATACAAAAACAACATAACTACCTTTGAAAATATTAGTGAATGTAGTCCTCGGTATTTATTCTATAACAGTTTGTATATTTATTTTCAAATTGTTATATGTTAATCCTTCTTTCTTTTGTAGTTTTGATTTCATTTCACTAAACCAATTTTCAATTTTCAATTTACTAATTAATTTAAAATCATTTATAGAAAAAAATAATTTAGAACAACAAGTATATCAATATACTGAACCTTCATTTCATTTTAGGCCAATACCAAAAATAAATTATAATTTTAAATTACAAGGTTATTTTCAATCCTTTAAATATTTCCAGGACCAGAAAACTGAAATTGATAATCTAATTGGTTTAAAAGAGTTGCATTCAAATGTATTATCAACATACTCTCAATATTTTAATACTAAAAACCCTGTTATTTCCTTACATTTTCGTATAGGTGACTATAAATATTTAACCGATCTCCATCCTATTTTAGATAATAAGTATTACATTAATGCTATTACTTTTATTAAAGATACACTTAAAAATGATAAATTATCTATTCTATGTTTTAATGAAAAACAAGACGATATTATCGTTAAAAAAAATATCAATGCGTTAAAATCAAAATTTACAAACTGTGAATTTATTCAAATAGATTATTCTATAGAAGATTGGAACCAATTACTAATAATGTGTTGTTGTCATCATAATATTATAGCTAATAGCAGTTTTAGCAAAACAATAATTAAATTATTATAGTTATTAATATAACAAAATATGTGAAGTATAAAATACTTTGAAATTTAAAAAAATTGAAAATATTTTTTTTTTGTTTTTGTAAGTACCCAACAAAACGGAAGACATAATTACAAAGCAAATATTTTAAAATCATGAGTTCTACTATTGAAAACACCTTTATGGCGAATTCTAAAATCGAAATGTATATTACACCTATATCTAGTAAAGATAATAAAAAACATCATCCTAATAGAGATTATAATGAACAAATGCATAGAGCAGAGTTAGGTAAACAAATATATTGGGATGGTCCTGAAAATATGAATTATACCATTGATTATGATAATCATTATGATAATGATTGTAATAGTGATTATTTCATATTTTGGTTTTATAAAAAATGTGTAAAAGTACATAAAATTATAAATGTGTACGATCCAAATGATCGTCTACCATCATGGAGTGATAATGTTGGGCATCAAAACAGACCAGTTGTAGAACTTAGTGATACATTTGAATTAATTGATTGGGATACATATATTAATCATTTAAATGGTTACAAAAGATGTATGGGAACAACTAAAGTAGTAAAATCTAAAAATGAAATTTTAGATTTTATTAGTATTGAATTCTAAAACAAACATAAGCAAAACAAAGATAAAACAAAAAAAAATGGAAACAATTTTTTTTGTAAGTACATAACAAAACGAAATAAACTACTTAATAATATTTTTTTAAATAATAAAATGAAAAGAAAAAGAATATAACACTCTATAATCTACCCTTTATGGATTACCATATAATATAACTAGAATATGAGTATGAAAATAGAATATGAGTATTATCCTTTATGAATTAAACAATATAATCTATATAGTAACTATTAATAATTAATAGTTATTATATTCATTATTATATTCATTATTATATTCATTATTATATTCATTATTATATTCATTATTATATTCATTATTATATTCATTATTATATTCATTATTATATTCATTATTATATTCATTATTAT